GACGATCGCCGACAGCGTAATGGAGCTGATCCCATCACCGCGCTTTGGCGCGAGATTTCGTAGAGCTTCAAGCATTTTCCGGTCCATTCTTCCTCCTGGTCACATCCTCATGCTTGCCGCGAGGTCTCGAAGCCGCCCGTCGGCACACGACCCCACGATCTCCCCGGGCGTCCTCATCACCTTCATCGTGAAGGCAAATGGACTTACGATCTTGAGCTTCTCGGAGGTCCTGATCGTGTAGCGGATGGCCAGCTCGACGTATCGTGGCCAGTTCACGCGCTCACCGAGCGTGTTGTAGGCCTCATGCAGGATCCTGATCTTCTCGTCGTCACCGAGCTTGTAGATCAGGTTCTTCATGTCCTGCTCGAACGATCCACAGGTCGGCCGCCAATCGAACGGATTCCGAGGCCTTCCCTGGTTCTCCTGGGCAATCAGTGCCTTGATCCCCAGGATCCAACCTGATAGCTCGGGGCCGTAAAGCCGCAGGACGTAGTCGAGATCTTTGAGCTTCTCAGAGTTATCCACAGGTTCGCGCGCTTTCGGCGCGTCTTCGACAAGAAGGTCCGAAAGGTCTGGAGGGTCCGTAGGGTCTGTAGGGTGAGACAGTCTTGAGACTGTCACGCTACTGTCACGTGACGGTAGTGTGACAATATCAGGACCATCGGTTGCCGCGCCAGGCGTCGGATCCTCTGGATGGCCCTCTTTTGCCCGTCTCGATCGTTGCCGTTCCCGCATGGAGCGGAGGAGGCGCACACCCATCGCGTCCCAGTCGTGGAGGCGCCTGTCAGCGTCCATCCAGCCCGAGCTGAGCAGAGCAGCAACGAACTGAGGGGCATCGCCCTCCCATTCGGCCGCATCCGCGACGTCAGAATCCGAATACTGTGAGAAATCCCCCTCCTGGGCGTAGGAGACAGCCCAGCACCAGAGAGTGACGATGTGCCCCCGGGCTTGGACCTTGCCAATTGCCAAAATTTTAGCAAGCCGAGTGACCTTAGGATGACCAGCGAACTGCTCGTGGAGCTCAAACCAAGCCATATAGTTCCTTGGAATATTCGGGGCCCGGGCACCCACCAGGGCCCCGATGGGTTTACCACATCATGGCGCAGCTGATAGCCCAACTGTCCTTTTATGGCTCCGGGACTTTCCCGCGCCCGGAATGGCGGTTACGCTATTTTTTGTGCTTTTCCGGTTCGAAGACGATCTGGACCATTCCCCTCGGCCATACGAGGGGAGGATCATCCTCTTCGCCCGGTTCGCGGTTCTCATCGAAGATTGACCTCGGGCACGGTGCCTCCCCGTCATACACCCAATCCTCATCGAGCACAGAGACTTGAACAATTTCGCCGCCCGAGACCTCGACGCCAATGGCCGCGGCCTGTTGTTCCAGCTGTTCCGATGTGAGATCGTCCAGGGCTTTCTTGAGCTCTCGGAGTTTCATGCCGCCTCCTGCTTTTGTTCCTCGTCGAACAGCTCGAGCTCGTTCCTCTCGTTCTTCTTCGCCTTCGAGATCTTCACCGCCAGGCTGAGCAGCCGGCGTTTCTCACGGTCCAAGTATTCCCGCCGCTCCTGTTCTGAGGGCTTGAAGTAGCCGCGCGTGTTGCTCGCGACCCGCACCCCTTTCTCGACGGCAATCCTCACGGCGTCTGCTATTTCCCGAGGAGGAACGCCCCCGGGGACCTCACCTGTGGGGTCCCACCCGGTCTGCTCCGCGATCCGCTCACCCGTGATTTCTGACCCGCGCGAATGCCGGCAGATGATCCTCAGTACGTCCAGTCCTGTTTCGAAGTCCATGTTGTCCTCACACGAACAGTCGTTGGCTCGCCGAGATCCCGCTTCCGTGGATCTCGATCAGTCGCCGCGCTTTCAGCCGATGCAGGTACGCATCCCGGCTCGACCGCTTGTACTCCGTTTGATCGCTCAGTTCATCCCGAGGGACCACCCGCGGGTACGCTCTCACCAGGTAGTCGAAGATCACCCGTTCCCCTTCTGGCAATCGCTCCAAGTGGTACCGGACCAGCTCACCACCCGTGGGCAGAGGCTCGAACGAACCCCCGAGGGCTGCCATGCCCTCCTCAGTAACCCGAATCCGGTCACCCTCGACAACGACCAGGCCGCGCTCTTTGAGCCGCTGGAGATAGGCGTCACGACTCGATCTCTTATAGCCCGTGAGCACTGTCAGCTGATCCCGCTCCACACCTTCATCATGCTGGGCCGTTGCGATCAGGATGATCCTCTCCCCCTTCGGCACTTTCACAGAGATCTCAGCATCTGATCCCGCATGAGCCCGGGGTGCCGGCCCCCAGCTTGCCACCTTTCTCGCGGCTGGAGATGTCTCGACAACCGGTGGCGCGACGTACTTTGGCACGTCTACTGCCGCACCGGCGAGCATCTCCGCGGCCTTCTTCATCGTGCCCTGCTGCCGCACGATCGTCGATTCAAGGGTCCGGATCCTGGCGGAGGATTCCCTCTGTGCCTCATGTTTGCCGCGCTCGAGCGCCCGGCTTACTGCGGACTCATCGACGCGGGGTTTCGCGCTATTTGCCGCTGCCTCCAGCCGCCGGATCCTCTCGCGGAGTGCTGCCGGATCATCAGCCTTTGCCTTCTCGATCGAGGCTTTGAGGTCAGCCGAGAGCTTCTCGATCTCTATCGGCTCCAGGGGCTTGATCTCGACCTGTTTCGCCCCGAATTCCGGCGTACTCGATGCATTGAACGTCTGTTTCTTGTCAATCCGGACCTCCTTCGAGATCCTGAGCCACTGAGGGCTCCAGACGTGCGCACAGCCGACCTGGAGCTTCGGGAGGTCTCCGGCGATATCCAGATCGACGCCCTTCTCCTTCATCCATTCCTCCACAGCCTTGCGCTCGTGCGGGCCCGTCATCTGGAAGGCGAAGAAGCATTCGGTCTGATTCAGAGCCTTTTTGTTCACTTCCTGGGGACGTTGGGAGATCAGGCTCCCGCCGATCCCGAAGTTCCTCCCGAGCTTCCACATCCGGTTGAAGGCGTGCACCATCCGCTCCTCACCCTTCATCGCATTCTGAGGAACGAATTCCTGGCACTCCTCAAGGCAGACGTGCACCGGCGAGGGCTTTGCTTTGTACCGGAAGAAGAACCGGCCGGCCCAGTCAGTGGCGAAGCGGGCCTTGTCCGCGTCACTCTCGAACTGGCTGACGTCGAGGACAGCCGAGACGCGCCGGTCTGCCAGGAAATCAGCGATCACGCGCCCGCTCGTCGGCTCCAAGGGCACATCCCTGTGCAGTCCCCCGAATACCAGGATCGTCTTGATCCCATCGCCCTTTCCGTCAGCTGAGAGACGAAGCCCCCAGTGCACTCCCACCGGATCCAGAATCACGACCTGCATGCCAGCATCGAGCATAGCCTCCGCCATGCGGCCGAAGCCGTAGGTCTTCCCGGATCCGGTCCGGCCCATCCAGGCGAGCTTCTGCGTCACGACGTCGCGCGGGAGGGCCAGGTCCTTGGAGATCTCGAGCTTCATCTGGTGCGCGCTTTCGCCTTTGATGCGTTCCGCTTGTGAGGGACCTGCTGGAGATCATCTCTCAGGTAGATGCTCCCACCACTGCCATCAGGCCATTCGATCCTCCGGCCCACGGAAACCCGCGCTCGCGTGTGTCCACAGCTCTCACAGGGATACACATTGATCACCATGTTTTCCGTTACCGGACGATGAGTGCCCATGAAGTCCTTCTTCTGGCAGTGGGTACATATCAGGACCCAGCGCCATGGGCCCGGGTCTTTGGTGAGAAATCTTCTCTTCCATGGCCACCTCATCGGGAGCCTCTCTTTCTCGCCTTCTTGGCCTTTCCCGCCTTCGGCGCCGGCTTCTTCGACTTGTCCTCGATGGATTTGCGGATCCTGGCGGGATCCAGTTTCAGCGCCCTTGCCGTCTTCTCTAACCGGCCAGCACCATGCCCATAATTCACATCCAGATCACCGGCCAGAGGGAAGAGGAACAGCGCCCGGCGCGCAGCCCCGGGAGAGGCACCGGCGTACTTCACGACTGCGGCACAGTAATCCGGATGCCCGTATTTCTTTCCCGCCTGGAGACCCATGGCATTTGCCAGACGACGGGCATTGTCAAAACTCTGGCCCTCCGCCAACTCGCGAGCAGCGTGTACAATGACCTCGTCGTTCCATGGCAGTTCCTTCGCCTCGATCGCACCGAAGAGCGCCTGCCGGTACCGGGACTCCCTGGCGATCCGCTTCCGCTCGGCCGCGGCTTTCTTCTTCCAGGACTGATCGCCGATGCCGTCGCTGCCGTTCTTCGATCCGCACAGCTTGCACTTTTCACCCGTGCAGATCCGCTTCACCTGGCCGATCCCGCTTCCCGCGACTACCAGACCAACATGGGGATCCTTGCAGGTCTTGCCCGCCGTCGACCAATCTCCCGATGTCATGTACTTCCCTACGAGTTTCTTGGAATCCCCGGAGGACCAACGATTCGTGGAGATCTGCACGACCTTGTCACCCTTGGCCTCGAGTTCGGTTTTGCGGTGTGCGAAGAATGCCTTCATCTTCGCCTCGAAGCATTTTGCGTCCAGGCACCGGTCATGCTTCCCCGCGTCTCCAAAGAGATCCCGATCCGCAGCCGTCCGCTTCGGACAGGCATTGCACGCGCCAGCGTCCGGCACGAGTTCCGCGTCGTCCTTCTTCCAGGGGGCCCCGGAGAGATCGAGCATCACATTGCGCTCGATCATGCGCTTCATGCTATCGACGCTCGAGTCCTCAGCGTATCGGACGAACTCCTTCTGGGCTTCCTGCGGTATCTTCGCCAGCTCCAGCGCCACTCCCAGCTCGATCTTACCCTGCTGGAGGGCTTTCTGGACCGCCGGCAGCAGGTTCACGAGTTTCATGCGTTGGGCGATGTACGATCGGCTCTTCCCCACTCTTGCCGCGATCGCGCCGAGGTCCCTTGTTTTCTTCAGGAGTTCGACGAACCCCCTTGCCTCGTCCAGTGGGTCGATATCCGTCCGCAGCAGATTGTCCACCAGGGCGATCTCCGCTGCCTCCTCGTCCGTCAACTCGTGGACGACGCAGGGGAGATCCACCCAGCCCAGCTCTTTTGCCGCGGCGAGCCGCCGGGATCCCGCGATGACCTCATAGCCGTCCGCATTCGGCCGGACAATCAGAGCCGTGAGGACCCCCTTCTCCTTCATGGAGGCCTTCAGCTCGTCCAGCGCCGTGCGGTTCTGCCGCACCCGCGGATTGAACGGCGAGGGGTGGAGCTTGGCGATCGGGATTGCGATGACGGGGATCGTGGCCACGGCTCAGTTCCTCAAGGATTCAACGACCTTCCGGAGCGTCAGATCCGCCGCGCTCTGCAGCGCACCATGGATCTGGAGGAGCTCGTCCCGCGTCATGACGATCGCATTCATCGGCGGGACCTGGCTCGCGTGCACTAGGGCCGTCGTCACCTTGGTTGCCGGCGTCGACGCCGCCCTCTTCCCCTCCTGGGTAAAGCCGTTCTGACCGAACGAAAACGCTGTCTCGTCGATCATATAGCGGGCGATCCGGTACTTCTTTCCCGCACGGTCCTCGATCTTGATCACCTGGATCTTGCCGGCCTGGACCAGGTCAAAGGCCGCCACATCGATTTGGCCGCCCTTCTTCTTGTCGACCAGGTTCCCTTCCGCCGTTGCCACGTACCGCGGTGCTTTCATACTGCCTCCCGTTTGATGTTTGCCACTGCGCCGATCGCCGCGAGCGCCTCGTCTACCGTGCGCACCGTCTGAGGTGGTCTCCCCCGCCACCGGTGGCGCCAGCTGACCTGCGCCGGCGTCGGCTTCCCTTTGGGGGACTTCACTTCGAGGAGATACGTCTGCATCCTGAAGCCCACCAGGAGATCGGGCACTCCGCCCCCCACGGCCGAGAGATCCGCGACCATAGCGCCCACCCGCCGGAGTGCCCGAACGATCTTCTCCTGGTTATCATCTGTCCTGCCGCGCTTTCTCATGATGTCTTTGCCGCGCGTCGGCGTTCTTGGTAAAGCCTCCAATTCTCTCGCTGATACGTATTAGTCCGGTTCATCGCCTGCTCTTTTGCAGTCGCCCATCTGCAGTTGCTTTTGGAATATCCGAGGGAGTTCTCGATTCTGTCGATGGTCATTCCCGCCGGTCGTTCACCCATGTCGCGGAGGAAATTGTCGAAGACCAACCATTCATCACAGACGCGAATCCCGCGAGCGCCGTAGCGGTTGTAGCGATTATTGCGTGGATTCGTGCAGCGCGATATCATCATACACCAGGTTTTGTAGGTTGGGGTCCGAGTCATGCCGTGCTTCTTGTGCACTATCCTGGCGGTCTCACGAGAAAGACATCCGCATGATCGAGTCTTTCCAACGACCAACTCATGACCATGGACCATCGTCTCTTTCCCACAAAGACAACGACAGCGCCACTGACCATTCAATCCGGTCGGGAACAAAACCGTTAGCCGTCCGAATGATTTGCCAGACAGCTCGTGTATGCGCGGTCTTCCGCTCCTTCGATCAGAAGGGCTCATCTGCCATACCTCAACTTTTTCGCAACGGCGTCGTGGTGGTTTCCTACAGACGGAAGCCCGAGGGATTGAAAAACGTGTTCATATATCGAGTCCAGGTAGCTATACTGCGCAGGCGTGAGTTCGTTGCCGCTCTCGAGCGTCGCGTGGAATTTCTTGGCAGCGCGCTCCATCTTCCCCATGCGGTCCACGGCTCTCAGGTTCGCCAGGTGATCAATCACGAACTGCGCGTTGTGCTTTGCCGACCTGACGGCCTGAAGCCTGTCGCTGGCATACCGATCGAATCGCGTGTTCATGTCGGCTCGGTCTCCGTAACAAGCTCGAGCTCAGGGGCCGGCTTCTTTTCTCCCGCCGGGAAAAGCGACATCTGTGCGCGTTCGCCTTTCAGGTAGCGCTCTGCCTCCTCGACCACCTCATCCAGCGCCTCAACAGTCTTCTCTGGGAGGAGCGACCCGCCGGCCGATTCCCCGTAGGGTTTCTCCGGCATGTGCGGCGTATTGAGGAAGAGCGGAGAGGAACAGTCCATCAGGGCCTTCTTCGCACTGATCACCGCACCCATGATATCGTTCGTCCAGGTGAGCCTGACGCCGATCACCGACAGGCCGGAAGCGTATTCCTTCGGGAGCTCGCAGATTTGGACGACGTGCGGCGCCAGGTCGTTCAATGCCTGGTAGAATTCCGGCCGGGCCTTGTCGCTGCAGGTCATAGAGTAGTCATCCACTTCGCCCAGCGCTGTCTCGACCTGCCACTCGATATGGATCTTGTCGCCTGACTTCACCCTGGTGATGATCATGCCGCAATACCTCCGGATGCCGCCTGGTTCTTTGCCTGGACCTGCCGGCGCGCTTCCGCGATCGCTTCCGCTTTCAGCCTGTTCTCAAATTCCCGCGGGAGGCTCAAGTGATCTACCAGGACCTCTCCTGCGTCCCTGATCGAGATCAGGACGGCTGACGGCTTCACCTCGGGGTTGTCCTCCCTGAGAACAGTCCGCGGGAATACGGATGCCTCGACCTCGATCGGCTTACCCGCATCATCGTGCGTTTTGACGGTAATCAGCATATTGCCTCCCTATCGCGTGGCTTTTGCTCGTTTGCGCCGCTTCACCATCCGGAACCGAAGCGATCCCACAGCCCGACCGTTCGACACAATGAGGGGATCCCGGTAGATCTCGACCTTCTTCCCCGTCCAGTCCTCGCTTGCGTCTGATTTCAGGATCTCCCTGAGCTCGACCGCGCGGGGGAAGGAAAGAACCATGGGCTTCGCGATCTCTTCGAAGACAATGACCCAGCCAAAGTCGGGCGCTTCTCCCTCCCGCGCCAGGTCCTGCTCCTTGACCTCCGCGATTGTGCCGATGACCGGAGCCTCGATGTCATCCTGGCGGAGGAATCTCCCCGGGAACATTTCAGTGATGCGGGGCATGGTTCCCCTTTCGTGCGTCGAGATCCCGAAAGAACCGCTCCCACCTCTCGGAGGTTTCGTCGTCCATGGGTTGGGCATGGTGGATCCAGTACAGACCCACGAACCACACCAGGAGGATGTACGCCACGGCAATCGCCACCGCGATGATCGTCGTGACTGTCCAGCCGGAGAGTCCCTGGATCTCGTCCATGATCGGTTGCATCCAGGTGGTGTCTTCGAAGCAGTAGTGCTGGATGAACAGGCAAACGGCGAGCGTCCCCGCGAATGCAATGAAGACGTTGATGAAGCGATCGGCGTGTTGCCGTTTGGTCGCTTGGTCCATGGTCAGTTCCTCCTCGCGGGATGAAGTGCTTCCTGCGCGAGATTCCGTACCGTGATCTCACGACAGTATCGGTAAAGTAAACAGCCGAGTATCATGCCGAGGTCACAGAGCCGCGCCTCGGAGTCAACCCAAATTGAGAAGGTTTTCATGGCTTCTCCTCCTTCGGCTCGGCTTTCTTGAGGTTTGACGCGCCTTCTGCGAGTGCGGCGGCACGGTGGATCTCCCGCCACGCGTCCCAGAGGCCATGGTCGATCGCGCCGAGCCTCATCCAGGCGATCGCGCCCAGGTGAGTCTCGTCGGACATGGCGCGCTCGATCGTGGCCGGGTTGCAGCCGACGATCAGGGCGAGAGCGTTTGCGGGTTTATCGTTGGGGTGGGAGAGCGACCATCGGGCGCCGATGTAGCGGAGGATCCCGCCTTCACTGGCGATTTCAATTTCAGAAGGCGTGAGGTCGAAGGGTAAGTTGTTGCGTTTCTTCGCCGGTTGTTCGCGCCAGTTGTTATCCCTTGCCTCGAGGCGTTGCGGAGAGTATCTTGTCGGCGTTGCTTCGAACATGTTCGGCGTCCCGTGAAGACAATCCCGAAAATATTCAAGCTGGCCGAGAAGCACGAAAGGGCGACCAGCTCGCGCCGACCGCCCTTGAACTCGTTCACCCTTTCTCGAACGAGATCAACTCAAGATTCTGAGATATACATTATTTGACAGTCGGCACTGGGAGTATCGTTTTTTCTGAGGATAATGTCAAGCGAAAAGATTGGAGAATTTATTGTCACCCACCCATCGGCGATTTATGTACGTTATTTACGAGGAACAATTCGCGTGCCGTATCAATGGCCGGAAAAATCCGTATCAATTTCGCGGGTTTCACTTTTCCGGTTCGCCTCCGGATGCCCCTATATCTCTGTAGACCCGGGCCGGTTGGCACCATGTTGCGTCCGTGCCCGGGGATCACCCACGAGGATCCTATGTACGTTAGCCTGGTATCGGTTCAGCACTTTCTGGCGCAGCATGGTGGAATCGAAGCCGTCATGGACATGACACGTTTGCTCAACTCTGGTATGCCGCACAAACAGATCGCCTCAAAGTTTGGGATGTCGACCTCGCAGTTCTCGGAGTTCCATCGCCACATCTTCAAACCGCCGTTGTATATTCTGAAGGATGAGATCCTTGAGTTCCTCAACATTGTCGAGGCAGAGAGAGTCCGACGCTGGGCTGAGACAAGCACAGCAGGAGCTCGACCTGGCCCGATATTCGCCCTTGCAAGCGCGGGCGCTCAGAAGGATCATTAAGGCCCTCGGGCCCTCCTGGCGCGTCTTTCTCACCTACCTCGTGAGCGACCACACGAACTGGGAGCTCGCCGATCTCTGGTCGATGCCCGTCTACCGGATCCGGCTTTTCCGGCAGGTCCTCACGTTCGAGGCGCGCGAGCTCGTTGGCGATCTCGCCGCGCTCCGCGCCGGCGTGCCGCTCACATTCATCAAGAAGGAGTCGCCGGCGATCCAGGAGACCAAGCGATAGGAGATCCTCTGGCCTGGTTGATCCTGGCCCATAATTCGAGGGTATTCCTGTGTGCATGGAAGGCGGGGGCGCCCCGGCACCCCCACAAGGCGCCAGGGCGGCATATAGAGCAGGCGCTGCGTCAATCCTCGAGCGTGATCGTCGAAATATCCCCGATGAACCGGACGTCCGAGCGGTAATGGATCGGTTTATATTTCACCTGGGCGCCTCTCCTGCTCGCTTCCTCCACTGTCGTACAGCGCGAGTCTCCCCCGCTCGCCCCTACCACCATTCGGCCGTACACCGTCTGATCCCCGACGTACATCATCACATGCGTGATCGCGTCCGATGCCGGTCCGTAGAACACCAGGTCCCCGGGCTGCGGCTCCGTTGTCGCGCGCACGGTCATCGAAAGTCTCTGGGCCGTCCAGTCCCCCGCGGGGAGCAGGTCGAATACCTGGAGGATCCAGATCACGAAACCAGAACAGTCGAAGCCCGCCGGGGTGCACCCACCCCAGATATAGGGAACGCCCTGGAGTTTCATCGCCAGGCTGACGATCCACTGCCGTTCATTCCTCAGCATCGGTGATCCTTCCTCCGTATTCCGGCCGCTCGTTCGGATCGAGCAGTTCCCCGAGTCCACATTCAGCGCAGAAGATCGCCGCATCGTGGGCCCGGGTCACGGTGATGTTCCCCACCGGCCGGCCGCATTTCCCACAGGGATCCTTCTCAGGGATTTCCATCGAGCGAGCGTTTCGAGAACACGAATGTCCAGAAGATGAGGCCCGCCCCGAGGAACCAGTGGAGGATCTCGAGCCAGGCATAATCCGGCCACCATGCGTAGCCGGGATATACATGGACCACCTTGTCGATCTCCAGGTGCAGCCAGTAGGCCGGGACGTACTGGAGGATGTCGGAGATCCAGCCATGGTGCATGAGGCCGTAGATGACCCACCGCGCGCTCAAACCCAGGTGGTACACGATCCAGTCGACGGCATCCGGGGCCATGCCGAACAGGCCGCCGCTCACTACGAGCCACCACCACCAGGTCCTCGTGAAGCCGCGCCGGAGGATAAGCAGCCCGAGCGTTGCATGCACTCCGGCTCCCGCGATCGCATGAGCTGCGAAGGTCATGGCGCGATCTCAGTTGTTCGTGAGGTTGACCCCGATCGAGAGAAGTCCGAAGATCCGCTGCCGCGAGGGATTCACGGCTGTGAGTTCGTACCCTGCGCCCAGCTGGACGATGTTATTCAGGAAGCCCACCGTGAGCGCCACCGCCGGCTGGAAGGTGGGCCCTTCGTCCGTCCGTCCCGTCACCAGGAATGCCAGGCTGCCCGAATACTGCGCGTAGTTGACGCCGTTTGCATCCTGGACCGTCTTCTGGAGCGTGAGCGCTGGACCTGCCGCAGAGAGAAACGTCACCAGCATGGGGTCCGCTCCTGTTGCGCCGGCGCGGATGCTTGTGGCGGAGACCTGAACCGTGGGCTTGAATTCCCAGATAACCCCGCCAAGGCCCACCGCTGTCGCTTTCGCTAACGTCCTCGGCTGAGATGCGGATCCGGTGATCATGGGCGCTGGATGCCAGAAGTTGTCGAACGTCTGTGCGCCGGCAAGTCCGGGCAGGGCGAGAAGCATGACCAGGATGACCACCTTCGGCCGGAGTTTTATCAGTTCGAGGACCTTGAGGACGATCGGCGTGGTAAACGACCAGTTGGCGATCAAGCCTGCAGCCAATCCGATGATCGGCCCTGCGAAATACCAGGCGAGCGTTCCCATGACCACGGGATCAGCAAACATGCCGATCTGGAGGCCGGCTCCGGCAAGCCCGAGGATCAGTGCAAGGACGAGAGACCGCGCCTGGGCGAACCAGCCGTCGAGATGCCAGAGCTTATCGACCAGTTCCGCCAGAAGCGTGACGCCGCCCACCAATGTGGTGAGCGTCCCGAATACCGACAGAATATCCATACTGCCTCCTAGTGTGATTGTTGGGCATCAACGCTGCCGGGACCTGAGTTCCTTCAGCAGTTCAAAATAGAGCTTGTTCTGAGTATCCGTGACTTCGGTGAGCCGTTGAATTTTTCCTTCAAGCGCAACCAGCATATCATGATCGGCCTGGATCTTGTTCTCCATTTCCTTCGTCGTGTCGGTATGGTGCTTCTTCACGTCCTCTTCCAGCATATAGAGCCTGCCTCGCGGCCCTTCGCCCCACGCCTTCACCTCGGCAACCGTAACCTGCCCACTGACCCACGCTCCAATCATGCCGACGACGAAAATGGTTGAGTAGATCCAATCCCGAACCGTCATGGAGAATCTCACCGGCCGTTCGTTGTCGCTGGGAGACATGGATTGACCTCCTATATTCTGTGCCATGGGAGGAGTCCCGCACGAGGCGTGGAACTCACGTTGATCGTCAATGAGAATGCTTTTGTCGCAGTGGCGTCTGCATCGTCTGTGACCTGTACGGTGAAACTGAAAATCCCGGAATCCGTGGGTGTGCCTGAGAGGATCCCCGCCTCAGAGAGCGACAGCCCACCCGGGAGCGATCCACTGAGGGTCTCGTAAGCATAGGGCGCTGTTCCGCCCGTCGATCCGAGGGCAAGGGAATACGCAGATCCGACAGTCCCGGCCGTCAAGGGGGAACTTGTCGTGATCTCCAGCGTTTCAGTCCCGCTCCCGGCATCAAGCGCTAAGGCTATTTCCTTTGCCGCAGCTTCAACGGTGAACCCCCTCAGATATGTCCAGCTTGACGGGCCGGAACTCGTGTGTTTCGTGGGCCATGTCAGCCAGTCGTTGAATGCAGCATAAAGTCCTGCATGGTGATACCAGTTCGTGTCCATCACCGCCGCTTGTTTTGCCAGCCAGATCATCTCCGCGTGTTGGAGGCCGTTTCTGAGAGCCTTGATCCGCGCAGAGGCTATCGGCATTTCCAGGTTCCGGTTCTCTGCCGCGTACTTCACGTCCTTCCCGAGGTAGAGATAATTCCCCGCTCCCACATCCGGGATCGTCTGCCAGCCGTTTGCACCGCTGCCGGATTGGGTGTACGAGGTTGTGGTCCAGAGGAACCAATAGTCAATGTCGTAGTACGGCATCACCCAGGGCCAGAGAGCCACTTCTGCAAGCCCATGATCCCGGTATTCCATCTGAGGCACAGAGCCTTCGTGCGAGTTGTAGGTTCCCACGAGTGCCGGGAGACTGTCGCTTGCAGTCATAGAACGTATTTGCTCGGCCTCGTAGGAGTTCGTTGTTGATCCCCTCTGAGTCCGGTAGCCATTCGTGCCGTCCATGATGCAATCCGGGGCTGGCATATCCCACGAGATCGTATAGCCAGAGGCCGGGGAATGCTCCATCAGTTCTGAGTGCGCGGCTTCCAGAGGCATGAACAGATGAATTTTCTTGTTGCCCGTTCCCGTTCCGGTCCTTACCCAATCAGCGCGGGTGTTCATCGAGTCCCGCTGTGCTACCGTGTTGGGTTCGTCAATCCCCTCAAGCGAAATGATTCTCCCACCTACAGCGTTGTCGTTGATGGCTCCGAGCGAGTCCGAGAACAGGGTATAGAGGTCATCCGTTGCGCTACGCCATCCCGCTTGAGTATCACCGTAAGACCCCAAGAGATACATCCGCATCGGAGGAAACTGTACGAAGTTCGTCCCGTAGAGATTCGCTGAGTACATCCGGTTCCCTACTCCAACTCCCGGCCCCGCATACCCCTGACCCGCCGTATATCTCCATCCGGTGAAATACCCCATTTCCCTGACACGAATTGTATCAATCTTCTCCTGTGCGAGTTGAATGTCCATCCGGTGACGGTGGAATAAGTGGCTGGTTTTTTTCCAGTAGTTCCAGTAATTCCCATCACCGTAACTCGTCCCGCCATAGTTGGCAAAGAGATCGCCGTCCATGTGCGTGAACACGGGATAATGGTTTGTGTCACTCAGCGTTGGCGAGTACACGGATAAGTGAACCGGGATCGAGGTTGTATCGGTTTGACCTACGACCCACGCTCTGACGCTCCCGTAGTATTCCCCCCTTGGAATCGTTTTGTCAACGAACACGTCATAGAGCACCACGGAATTGAGATTCGCCTGGACAGTGAATCCCCCACCACTTCTCGCATTTGTGGAGTTCCCGGCACCGCCCTGGGTGATCTCACCATCGCCGTTCACGATCGTCACCGTGTCGGCTTCCAGCGGAAGCCATTGTTCAAACGACCTTCGGACATAATCCTCATCCGGCAAGGGCTTGCCGTTCGTCCAGTGGCCCTCCGCGTTTCGCATTGTGACCCAGACCGGGTTCCCGAGGAACGGCTCGATCTTCCTCCCGACAAACTGTGTGGGATCATTGGAGGTGTTCTCGATCTTGTCACCATCTGCATTCACAAGGAACGGCAGCCAGGTGTTCACATGGGCAACGGTCGTATCTCCTCCCCTAAACACCAACTGCCAGCCAGTGAACATATTGCGGCAGGACCAGATGATGATTGAGTCCACGGCCCCGGTGGTTTTCCAGACCGCGTTTGAATCATTGGCGTATTCCCACTGAGTCCCCTGATCTTCGTAGACGTTGGTGATCTGGTCTGCGGCCCAAAGGCTGATACCGTGGAGCCCTGTTGAGCCGCTTCCTCCACCTCCTCCACCCCCGCCTGTCGTGTCCCAATTCACCTTTGCCGCAAGTGCCGTCCAGTCGTCCGCATCGCCCACGGTCCACGAAAGCGAGACCGAACCCCCCGTGCCTGCTTTCGTCGCCCCGGCCCCCGTGTTCCCATTGACCTCGTTTGAGATGTTGTATCTCTGTGTCTGCCCCGCGCCGTTGGTCAGGTCTGTTCCAACAGTCGCACCTCCGATCACAAGTTCATTGGCAGAGGACGTTGAGACCGAAACCGAAGCCGTGGCTCCCGTGCCCGTGGCTGCGACAGGCGTACCGAGCACGTTGGTTTGGTTGACGTTGTAGACCGAATACGCCGCGCATTCGATCACCGTTGAGCCGGACATGGTGACAACCACAGTCGAAACCCCCGTGGGCACATTCGCAAGCTCGTAGACCGCGAGGCAGTGGTTGTTATTGCCCCGTGTCCGTGAGCGGTAGGTCATCGAGACCCCGTTCCACGTCACCGACTGGTCATTAACGGTAGAGTTCTGCCAGTGGACATAAACGACCCCCCCACGGTTCGTATTGCCTGCGACATTCGGTGAGTTGAACGAGCGCGAGGATTCCAGACTCGGAGAAACCGAGGTCGATACACCGTCGTAGCCGACCTGACCCCAAGCCAGAAGGGGGATAAATGCCAGTATGAGAGCAAGACGGGTCATTCTGTTACGATTCGGACTTCGCCCGTTGCGGTCTGGTAAAGACTCCCCTTCCCAAGCCCGCCTATAAGTGCCGCCGCGTTATCGGCATAGGTCGGGAGATACCTCAGAGAGACTTTCTTCGTCGCCCACCACCGCGCCGACTCTGTTCCGTTTGAAGTGATCTCTGAGCCGATGGAAATGTCATTCCCCGATTCGATATAGGTCAGCGTCGTGGGTGTCCCGGCGCAGTTCAGCATCAACGTGTAGTTCGCAGCCAGAAGGTTGATGTGGTATTTCCCTGAAAGCATGATCGTTCCGCTGCCAACATACCCGCAGTTCATCATGGTGTTGTTCACAGAAAGTGCTGTGCCAGAGGAACTCCGACCGATGTAAAACAGGTCATTGTTCACGGTGTCGATCATATCATAGACCATGCAGTTCTGTAGAACTGCCCCCGATTGAGAACCCAACCACATCGCTCCACCCTCACAGGTCTCGAAACAAATGTCCTTGAACGAATTGGAATAGCAGTAGTTATTGGAACTGTCGTTGATGAAGATCATGTACTGCGATTCGTTGTAGTTTGCCTGAAAGAGACAGTTCTGGATGGAGTTCTGGTTAACCGTCCCTCCGGTTCCAACCCAACGGATCAAAGGCTTAGTAGCGTTCAGAACCATTGAGAACGAGCACTTAGAGATAACGCCGTTCTCGACATCGGAAGTCGCGGAGTCTGCCTGAATCGCCGGAAACGTACCGGCTTGTTGGTTAAAGTCTGTATTGGTGATCTGCCAGAACGTCGAAGTTCCGGGGATATAGATTGCCGCACCATTCCACGGCTTCAGCGTCATATCCTCAATGCGCCAACTTGATTCACCATTGGGGACACGGATCAATCTCGTATTCCCCGTTAGGAGCGTCGCGTTTTCTCCTGCGCCGCGAAGCGTCACATACGCTTTCATGGTAAGCGCACTACCGATGAGGAACTTCCCCGTGGGGAGATAGACCACTCCACCCCCGGCGGCACTCGCGGCGTTGATCGCGTTTTGAATTGCCGTCGCATCGTTAGTCACAGAATCACCGACCGCCCCATAAGTCGCTTTCGCATTGAACCATCCCAGGGCATCCGAGGACGCGCCACGATATGAAGTCTGTGCAGCGACCAGCGAGGCCGCGAGAACAAGTGCAAAAATTGCAGCAGTTCGTTTCATCACATTCCCCCCTTATGGCCTTAGTATCTTCGTTTCCCGATCTCGTCGGGCAGTTTCTTTGTCACAGTTGGAATCCGGTTCTTCTCCGCGAATGGGTCATGCCTGATCCCCGTGACCTGCCAGGATACTTTGACATTTTTCCCGGCACTCTTAATCGTGAACCTGCCGTCCTTCATCTCCCTCAGAACCATCACCCGCGCAAACGAGCCGATCGTGGTCAGTTGATAGCGGAAGTCACGGTTTAAGGGCATGAACCAATCGGGCATCTCAATGGTCGCCGTGCTGTCTTTGCCCGTGGTGACGATCCCGTTGTAGACGTTCATCATATCGGGGGACTCGACAAATGAGTGCTGTAGGAACTCATTGTCCGGGTTCGCGGGATTGTCGATCTTGAATGAGCCCGCACCCTTGGTCAATGTTCCAGAGAAATCAGCGTTGCCGTTTGAGTTCCCGATCTTCCACTTCGGGGTCGCATTGCTATCAGCCGTCGCTTTCCCTGCAATCCAATCAGAGGATGCGGCCCATGTCCATCTCGTATTCCTGTTTGTGTTCCAGGTGCTATTGTAGTCCATCACCGTGAAGACCGGGCCCTCAGTGTCACTCATGTGCACGCCCGTGAACGCCGGGTAGTTGCCGGGAGAGCGGCGGTAGGAACCCATTTCATTGCTCGACATCGCGCCCTTGACGTAGGTGGCGGGTCCATCAAACACGATGGTCTCAGCGTACATCCCCGTAATCTCATTCCCCGGCGCAGCGTTGGTGCCGAGCCACACATGGGGGGCACCGCCCTGAGACTCGAACCGACAGTCGCGCCAGATATTGAGCGCAGCGTCGATCTGCATGATGTAGTATCCCGTTCCACCAGCTTCAATCGCGCAACTCTCAAACACCAGGTCGTCGGGAGGGTTCGATCCGTTCCCCCGAATTTGGATATGGCAACAGTTTGCCGGTGGGGTGCCATCATGCTCGAAGCGCATGAACTTGACGTAGTTGGCGTTCGTCCAACCCGTGCTCGATGCTCCAATAGCGAGGTTAACGCGGTTGTTTGCCAGCGTCCCACCAAGAAGGGTATTGTACGCGGCGATCTCCGTGGACCCACCCACCAGAACGCCGACCGTGAACCCCCTCACCACCTGAAAATAGAACCGCCAACCGAGAGACTTGGTGATCTTCACGCCCACACAGGTCGTTGAATCAGCAGGCCACGAGGTCCCGCCATCGGTGTGACCCGCGTAGGAAACCGTCGGGAAATGCACTTCTCTCCCCCCGTAGGTGAATGTCTGGTCATCTGGGGCTTCAAAGATCACCGCCGGTTCTGTGCTCGCAGTCATGGAAATGGTCGCGCTTGCACTTGAGACAGCAGAAGCAATCGTCACCGTGCTCGCGGTCTTGTACGTTCCGTTGGGGAAGTGCAACACACCTCCGGCAGCAGCGGCAGCATCGGCAGCGTCCTGAAGTTGACTCGCGCACTCAGCACTTCCCGTGGAGTCGGCACCATAATCAGTGACGGCAAAATATCCTGAAAGTCCAGTCCCCCCACCCCCACCTCCCGTCGCACTCAGCGTCCGAGTGGTGGTGTTGAGTGACATCCCAACACCCAGATTCAGGTCAACGATGTTGTCTCCAACCCTGATGAGGATGTGGTTGTTCGACGAAGAATCGGTGGTTGCGGAAGAGATGTAGCCTTGGTCCTGCACCCATGTTCTCGTTGCCACATAGGTATTCGTATCCCCCTTGGCGATCTTGCCGAACAGGAGTGCGGCAATTCCAGCACTGTCGGATGGCGTGGCGGTCACAACGCCTGCGGTCGCACGCAAAGTGCCAGTGAGCCCTATTGGGAGTGTCACCGTGCCGGTGAAGGTGGGAGACACCGTGGGAGCCTTGGCATTGAACGTCAACCAGTCCGATCCTGAGAGGTACCCACTCTGAGAGCTCCCCGCCTGTTTTACCTGAAGCGAGAGACCTGAACCAATGACGGCCCCGGTTCCGCCGGTGATGGTCAGGACCGAGGAGGTTGATTCCGTGAAATTCCCCAGAGTTAGCGCGGGCTGCTTGGCATTGAACGTGGTCCAGTCTCCGCTCGAGAGGAAGCCCCCCTGCCCGGATCCTGCCTGCTTGACCTGGATGGTTGTCCCGCTCCCGATCACCGCGCTTGTCCCGCCGGAGATCGTGAGTACCGACGATGTGACCTCCGTGAGATTCCCCTTGCTGAGGGTGTTCTCCTTCCCTGAGATCAAGCTCCGCATGGCCTGGGAAGAGTCCGCCAACCGCTGCCGCTGGTACTGTGCGGAATCCCCGATCACGAGCCTGAGCGCTGCAGCCGTATCCGGGAGGCCCGGGCTTCCGGTGCCAGAACCGAAACCCTGGGCAAGAACCCATGAACGGGTTGCGATCACACTCCCGGTATCACCGTACCTGATCCTCGAGTTCAGGGAATCCTGGAGTCCTGTGACTTTCGAGATCGCGTGCACATGCCCGGTATCTGACTTCGTGGCCAGGGCACCGGAGAGTCCGGTTATTTGCGCCTGCGTGTGCGTGTGCCCGGTATCGCTTTTTGAGGCATAGAGCGCGATGATCTGGGCCAGGTGCGCTGCGAAGGAGTCTGACCAGACCGTATTTTGCAGGAACAGCGCATTGATATTCGTCCGGTGCACGCCGTCCGAGTCGCCGTAGATCGCATAGTTGGCAAAGAGCGTGGCCAGATTCGCCCGGTGGCTCGTGATCGAGTCCCGCGCCACGGCGTCCGTCCCCACAAGCCCGGAGCTCGAGGTATCAAGCCTCTGTACGCCGGCGCTCGATTTGAGCATGAGGCCGAGGATCCCCTGGCTGTAGATCACGATCTCCCCCGGCGCGATCGTGGGGGTCCCAGTCGAATCCTTGAGCCTCAGCTGGAGGGCCGCCCCCTGGCCAAATGCACTTGCACAGGAGGCGATGACCAATGCCAGCATACAATGCCTCCTCATGATACCCTCACTTGGTTTGGACGATCGCGTTCACCGTTCCGCCGGTCGCGGACCTGACGTAGATGTACTTGATCCGGGAGGCGGGGATGAAGGTGGTGGTCCCCGGGATGCAGTACCAGCGTTGAGTCGCGGCCGTGTCTGCATTCAGGTAGATATGGAGCGTGTCCGTCCCTGAACAGTGCACCACGTCCACGCATCGCCACTGGTATGTCGTGGACACATGGATCGAGTCAAATGCGCCGTCGAAGTTCCGCTTCGTGCTGATGATCCCCAGGTCCTGGGAAAACCCGGTGCAGGCGAGAAGCAGAGGTGCAGCAAGAATAGCCAGGCGTTTCATAGCTCCCCCTTTATTGGAAAACCTTGATCAGGATGTCGAGATCGGCAAAACCATCCACCAGGTTGTCGGCATAGTCGAACACGCGGATCTCGATGATGGAGGCGGAGATCCAGTACCGGCCCACCTTGCTTTCATTGTCCACCGCCCCGATCGCAAGCGAGACCTGGATGCCCGTCTTTCCCTCCGGGAATGCCCCGGAAAGCGTGGCCCGGAATACTCCTTGAGAAACCCTCGTCCAGACCGGCGTCCCGCTCAGCGTATTGCCGCGCACGAGCGCGACCGGCGCACCCGTCCCGCCGTCCTGGTCCAGGCTGGCGTCGTATTCGCCCGTGGTCGGCGGGGAGACGTACCCGGTGCCGGCGGCCGGGAGCACGCGGATCACCTTCTGGAGGGTTTCCGCCTGGCCCGTCGAGCTCGTAGCCTTGATGCTCATCAGGTATTCGCTGCCGACGTCACAGGCGGACACGTTCACATAGACGTAGACCACCTGGCTGGAGATCGTTTGCAGGCCCACGATATCCGCCGGCCCCACGGGATCGAACGTGACCTCGACAAGGGAGATCGTGGCGCCCGGGGCTATGAGACCCGTAAACTCATTCCGGTACCGGCCGATCGAGTCGAGGGCCTGGTTGTACCTGTCGATGACAATCGGATCGTCCATGGCTAGTAGTCCGCAAAGACTGTTTTGAGGCGGATCAGTTCGAAGTCGCTCCGCCCGTACTGCGGGATCGTTGGCGCCAGATAGTCGCTATCGTTCTTCACGAAGTAGAGCGATGTTCCGTCTGCGTCCAAGAAGTAGAACGGCCGGAGCTTCCCGCGCACGAGCGACATGAAGGTGTACCAGACCGAGCGGAGCGTATCGTCCTGGAGCCGGAAGCGCGCCTCAAAGACGAGCCGGCCGCCCACGGATTGAGCAGCCCGGAGGAGCCCGGAAAGCGACTCCGCCTCGCTCGTCTGGTAGCGCGGGTGCATCGGGCGAAACCCGTACTCATATTCCGATGTCCAGGTGAGCTTCGCGCCCAGGTAGATCTGCCCGAGCTGGGGCTTCGCGGCGAGCGCGCCGGCGGAATCGAAGAGGATCCTCCAGTAGCGTTTCGTTACCGAGTTGAACTCGATCACACGCGGATCCGTTGCCGCGGACAGGTCCGCCACGACCGTTACAAGGTTCGTGCTGAATCCCGAATTGTCCGCCGCCTGCAGTTTCACCCCGACGTCCGCCACCACGAGATCGAAATTATGGGCATGGAGAGCCACGAAATCGATCGCCTGGGCAGATCCGAGATCGATCACGAGCGCCTGGCCGGCGGTCGTGGCGTTCGACCGCCACTCATCCAGGGGATTGTAGGTCTGGAGGTTCGCCAGCGGATACGCGGAATCCGTCGAGGTGGCCGAGAAGGTCATCGTTTCCAGGCGCGAGCCGTAGAATTTCGGGGCAGACATCAGAACACCCCCCGCACCTGCATGGAGCCGTCGGGAGTGAGCGTGGTGCCGTAGATCACTCCAGCGGCGCTCGTTTTCTGGATCTTCGTCGCAGTGAAGTCGACCGAAAGCCCATCGCAGGGCTCGTACTGGAAGAGCGGCACACACCCCAGGTCCAGGACATACATCGTCCGGGCCGTTTTGAAGTACTGGTAGATGTGATGGCAGAGATCCTGGACGATCTCATTCGGAACGAGCGGGCTATCGATCGAGATCCGCCGGACATCCGAAAGCGTCTCGACGTTATAGACCGAGCCGTCGTAGGTGTACCGGACGCTCCCGTTATCGACAACCGCAAGGCCGCAGGCCTCTGTGTAGCGGATTGTCTCGAGGATCTGTGAGACATCGGTGATGGTGAGTGAGAGCGCGTTCCCCGTGGTCTGGATCGCTCCCGAGCTGTTCCCCCGCCGGTAGATGAACGCCTGCTTTGTGGAGGAGATCGAGGAGAGGAGCTGGAACGAGTTCACGATCGCGTTCAGGGCACCTGTGACCTGGCTGCCGGAAAAGTCCGCGAGAGGGATATACATCGCGAGCTTGTCGGCGTAGTGGTAGAGCCTGCCCCCCTCGTCGATCCCGTAGATCCGGCCATCGAGCTCGGCAAAGCAGAAATATTTCGTGTAGAGCCTGGGCCCCAGGAAGTTCAGGAGCGCGGCATTGTTTGACTCGAGCTCCCATAGTTGACCGAGTTTCGGCGTGGTCACATAGACCTTTCCACCCGTATAGACCATCGCCTCGACAATCTCTTGACCGAGCGTGAGCAGCTCCGTCTCCGTCGCGCTGGTCCGTGGATGACTCTTAACCTTGCAGTTGACGCCGTCGTAGAAATAGATCCTGTCCTCGGCATCATCAAATGCAGCAACCTGGTAGGGCGCCGTGAGGGTGAGGACCTTCCCACCATCTTCCCAGATCACATCGTAGTAGAGCTCGTGATAGTAATCGCCGACGCCGACCTCGCGCGTCTGGATAAACAGGTGACCGTCGTGCATGTACACAAACCCGGCCATGGGGCCATCGCCCACGCCGTAGCCGAGTGTGGCGGCCGTGATGATGAGCTGCTCCGTCAGCGTGTCAAAATCCACACCCCGGACCGCCCTGGTCGCGGTATTCACATACACGAGACCCCAGCCGGGGAAGAGCTCGATCGAGTAGCGGTTCGAGTTCGGGAGCGAGATCTCACTCGAGTTCGCCGCCGTCGAGATCGTGTGCCGGAGCAGGGATCCGGCTTCGTTGGTGAGGGATTGCTGTGAATAGACCCAGACGGCGTCGTTCGTCTCATCATACCAGAGCCTCGTGATCACCCGTCCCGAGGTGAGTGTCGCCTTGAGCGTGTACTCTCCCGTCACCATGTTTCGCTTGTAGAGGCGGTTCCGGACGGCGATCCAGAGATCCGTGCCATCACTCACCATCGCATATTTCACATCCCAGATCGTATCGTCATTCGGGGGAGCGTCGAGAAATGACACTTTCGAGCCTGCTTCGGCGACGTCCATCTCGAGGGTATCAAACGTGATGGTCTCGATCCCTACCTGGGCGAAGATCTTCCGGAGCATTGCCCGGACGGAGATATAACGGTGCCACTGCCGCGGAAGCGTGTCGCCTTCCGCAACCACGATGACAGAGTCCTGGATCTCCTCCCCCGCCTTCGGCAGATGCGTCGTATCCGCCACATAGAGCATGACACGTTCCGTATCGTCTCCAGGGGTCGCAGCGTTCCCCAGGGTGTTGTCGCCGTTCGAGAGTGTTACCCACTCCCCACCATCGAGGTTTGCCTCGTAGACGTCAGGTGACCCAGCCGTGAACTTGTAGCCGATCGTGTGGGTACCGATCTTGAGGAAGTAATCCGTGACGCCGGCGTCCTTCACGAAAAGGAGCGGGATGTTCGGGAGGATGAGCCCGTCCGTGCCGGCGCCGTCGATATCGGTGTTGACGTACTGGATCGAGAGCTTCTCTGCTGGGATCCCATTCCCGATATCCTGCGCGGTGCTCGCATTGAAGGCCACCGAATCCGCGAGCTCATTGTACTGGGGATCCTTCTCGAGAAACCCGGAGAAGGCATAGACGAGGTCCGAGCACGCATCGGTGTCGAGTCCGAGCGTGAAGATGATCTTGAGCTCGATGTAATCGGAGGCGTCGAAGACGTTCGCCTTCCACCAGGCGATGTCCACGCCCGTGAGCGACATACTACTCATGGAGACGCTTCCGACCTCCCACTCGAGATCGGCGATGGCCGGCGGCGCGCTCAGGATCCGGGAGGTGATCTCCGTCCAGGTCCCGGTAGAGAGTACATCGGAAAGCGAGGAGGTCTTCCTGATATAGAGCCGCCAGCTCACCGTCTTCACGAGCGCGCGGGCGTACATCTCATATTTTGCCGTTGCCGAGAATCTCATGGCACAACGATCGCGATGTCATGGGAGGGATCCCGGAAGTAGTTCGCGACGTCCCGGACCCCGAGCTCGCGCATGCCCCGCTGCACCACTTCCTTGAAAGCGCGCGCGCTCGCGAAATACGAATTGTGGAAATGCAGGTGCACCCCCTGGCCGCCCCCCTGCAGCGCCGCCTCCTGCTGCTCGGTTCTCACCGTCTCGCCACCCCGCACCAGGATGGGGAATTCCTTTTCAGGCGCCGCATTGATGAACATCCCGCCGGGCACCGTGCCCCCCTGATGGAACTTGGTATTCAGGGCAGCCCGGGCAGCCTGGAGCGCAACCGTCGCGGCACCCAGAATCACCAGGTCGCCGGCGAGCGTCGTCCCAAAGGTGAAGATCCCCTTCACGATGGCCGCGGCGGCAGCTGCCAGGATCCATCCCTGTACGAGGTCGATGAGCATGGTGAAGATTCTCCGGAGGAACGCCCGGGCGCCTCCTTCTGTCCCCTCGAAGGCAGCCGAGAATCCTTCACCGATCGCACCCGCCACGCCCCCCCAGAGCGTCTGAACCGTCTGCGCCTTCTCCGTCCATTCCTGTTCGATCGTGCGGAGAACATCCCGCATGGTTTCGGACATGCCAACGGTGACGCCTTCGATCTTCGCCACCGATTTCTGCCATTTATCCCCCGCCTCCTTGAATTTCTGACCGAGGAGATCGATCATGACCAGGGGCCCGCGGTCCTTGGGGATCTCCTTGACGGCGGTGTCCCAGATCTTCTTCAGCTCGAGGTCGAGCCCCGCTATTGCCGTCATGATATCATTGATCTCTTTCGGCGTCCCTATCATTTTGTAGATGATTCCGCCGGGATGTCCACTTACAGCGGTGGCTCCAAAAATCACCATCCTCAAGAATCCTTCTAAGCTAGAAAACCCTTCCTTGAATCTGGTGATAACGGTGCCAATCACGTCGGGAGTCTTTTCTTTGAGGTCCATCAGTCTCTTCATCAGCCCCGCCCGGACGGCGGCGTAGGCCTCCTCGAGCTCTGCCCTAGCTAACTCTCCGAGCTCATATTTCACCTTCGCCAGTGCAAGTGCGGACTTATCGAGTTCATCGTTGGAATCGCTGCTTGATTTCTGGAAAACTTTGATGGCGATCGCCGCTGCACCGATCGCAGCGATGGCGACTCCCAGTGGACCGCTCATACCGAGGGCGGACAGAGCGAAATCAAAACCCTGGAATGCTGTGACACCCGCATTAACTGAATCGGAGAGCATCTTCACCTGGGCGGTTCCACCGCTCGCCGTGTTCGAGAAGATGGTTAATGCGGTGGCTACCGCGCTGAAGGCGCCCACGGATTCTCTCAGCAGGAAGTTCTGCTGCCGATTTTCCGCGCGCTGCTCTTTGATGAAATCGGTGAGCTTTGAGGTCGCTTTTCCGGCCCGATCGCTCGCGGCAGCGGCTTCGTCAAAGGCGTCCTTGACGGACTTGCCGCTTTGTTCCGCCACGTCGTTGAGCTGCTTGAACATTTTGGCCGCATCATCTCTCGCGGAGAGGATATAGGCCATTTCACGTTCGCTCATTGCCATTGACAATCACCTCGAGATTTCAGACATTGCCCGCAAAGCTTGGAGGTAACGTGAAAGAGAACTGGATTGTGATGGGCCTCTTCATGTGGGCCGGGTGGTCAATCGTCAACACTATGGTTGCCGGGAAGAAGAACATATCGCAAGCCGGTGTATTTTTCGCTTCCGTCTTGTTCTCTCCCTTCTTGGTGTTTCTTTACATCATCGCCAGCCCAGCAAATCAGTCTCGGCCCGCTCCCGCACCCGTAAGACCAGCGCCGCCACCGAGCAAGACATCACAATGGATGATGATCGTCACCGTGCTTGTTGCCGCCTTCATCCTCATGCTCGCATTAGCTAAGCTCTTCGCGAGATGATTGGAGTCTGGCCTTTGTATCACTGAAGATCCTCCGCGCTTCCACAAAAGCCGCGGGCTGCTGTCGATATTCTTCCATTGACATCACCACGCGTCCCTGATCGAGATCGAGGAGGAGGGCCACTTCCGTTCTGAATCTCAGACACGCCCTCCTGATCTGGTCCATACTGACTTCCTGTGTCGACATGCCCGTATTCTCATCTCTGAGAAATATCGGGCCCCCGCTACCATCCAGGACTTTAGGATCTATGGCCGCCTGGATAGCCATTGTCAGTTTCCCCGCACTTCCTTGTCCAGCGAGTTCGCCTTGTAGATCTGGTCGGCCAGTTCCGCGATATAGGGGACAATGCGGTCGAGCATCTGATCGGACAGCCCCTGCCGGTTTCCCACCGATGGCACGCTCGTGCTCACGGTTGAGAACGAGATCTGGTTGCCGGAGGAATCCTTGAAGTTCCGCCAGCCACGCAGCCCGAACCGCACGAGCTGGGCATTGCGGGAGTTCCGGTTGACCTGCATCTGCAGGGACGCGGTGTTTTTGCCGTCGGATTCGCCGGAAAACTTCGTCGCCTCATCAAGGATCGCATTCCAGAGGATCGCATCGATCGGGCCGATCAGCCAGATGGTCGGATCGTCGCCCCGATCCGATACGAGCATATACTCCTCAGTCGCATTGATATCTACCGCAATGACCGCCATACATCCTCCTGATGGTGAGAAGGGGTTGCGGGGGCCAGATTCGGACTGGCATTCTCCGGATTATGAGTCCGGCGCTGTTCCTATTCAGCTACCCCGCGTGGATCCTAGGTGAACGTGATCGTGCACCAGTTCGTCGAGCCGTCCTCGTTGAACTGGAAGCTCACCGGAATGGTCCGCAGATTGCTTCGCTCGCCGTAGTCGAGACCGACATACTGGGCTTTCGTGGCCTGGAAGGTGATGATGTTCCCGGCCACGGTACCGATCTGGATCGAGACGGTTCCCTCGGTCCCCGCGATGAGCCTGGTGAAGAAGGCGTGGGTCGCGATGCTGACCAGTTCGGGATCCACCGATCCAGCCGGTTTCTTCCCGGTGATCAGGAACCCTTTGATACCCACGGCCGAGCTCACGTCAGGACGTTCGCTGACGTCGCTTCCGAAGTCGATGTCGAACTTGGCGATGATCGCCGAGAGCGAGTGCATCGAGAAGGAGGCGCTCTGGACGATCGGGGGCAGGGTCGAGAGGTACGTCTGGGTTCCCGGCGAGGTGTCCGAGGGATCCGCATAGACGCCCTTGAAGCTAAATTCCAGCATGCAGACCTTCCCGGCCTCGGGAGAGAGCTTACACGTCCCGATGCAGCCGGCGATGACATGCTTCACACCGTCCAGGTAGACCTCGATCGTGACCGATTTCCCGGGCCCGTAGAAGTTCGCGCTCGCCGCGCTGTTCGTCGGGGCATAGACCACGGACACGCCGCCGGTCGCGGTCTCGGTGAAGCCGCAGGCCTGGATGGCCGCACCCAGGGGAGTGTATGGAGTGCCGGGAGTCCCCGAGCCCTTCAGCTCGGTCTTGAACGTGACCTCGTAGGATCTCTTCCCGGCCACGGGCCCCACGGTGCCGAGGTAGGTCCGCCCGGGGTTCCGCGCGCTCATTTCGACTGTCGGTTTCACTTTCACATCTTCGGCCAGTAGAAAATCCGTGGCAGCCGGGGAGACGGCGGACCCTTGAGTCGTCTCTTGCTTGACGGCGATGACGGTCTTTGATACGAGCATCTACCCCTCCAGCCATTTGTCGGTGCGGTAATCAATGCGGAGCGCGATGTTCGCCCCGGTGACAGTACGCTCCTCCTGCTCGACCGCGATCTCATCCCCAAGCCAGGAGGTCTGTATGGCAAGTCCCCCGAAGGTCTCATCCTGGCGGATCGCGTCCATCACATCCCCGATCATCTTCCGGATCGTGGCCACCGGGGTGGAACCCGAGCAGGCGAGCTCGATCCGGACCAAGAGACCATGGAGGATCTTGTTCATGGTGCCCCGGGAGACTTCATTCAGCGGCTCATCACTCAGATCCTTGACGGTGAGTCCCGGGAGATCCGCATCCTGCCAGGGCGTCACCTTCCAGGCCTCAACGTGTTCGAAGTCCGTCTGGTAGCCGTTGGCGATCGAGATATCCTCGAGCCTGTCCACCAGGGCATCCACGATCGAGTCCCGGCGGCGCACCCGCTCACCGCCGTAGGTCAGTGCGGCCGAGCCATAGGGCCAGTGCGAGTTCGAATAGCCGGTGCTCACGGGTAGACCTCGATCATGATCGGGATCCTGAACGATCCGTCGGCGTAGGCGCCGTTTTGAAGCACGCGGATCTGGAGTACGGTCGTGGAGGGTGGAGGTGTCGTGAAGGCGATCCACTGGTCCGCGCCCGCATACTGTACATAGAGCACGCCGGGAACGAAGGTCTTTCCCGTAGTGAATACCGCCGCGGAGGCCGTAAGCCGGTAGTCTCCCGTTGCGGCATGGGAGGCGGTCACCGTCGCGCCGAGCGTGTTCTTGATCTCCGTCTCGATCGAGACCGATGCGCCGTTGATCAGGAGGTTCGCCCGGTACCGCTTCACGTCGCCATAGACCTCCTTCAGTGCCGCATGGATCGTCTGGTGGTGGGCAGCGTGGTTGTCCTGGTTCTCGTCTGCCGTGCCGGCTACGCCGGGATTAGTCACCAGCGCATCGACCAACGTCTTCGTCGCGTCCGTCATGCCCATGTCAGACCTTCGTCAGGAGAAGTTCCGTCCACCCTGTTCCGTCGGGCCTCACCTCGATGACCCGGTAGGTCACACTCATCGAGAGTCGCAGAAAGGTCGAGCCCTGTGCCACGTCCTCCGCATCCTCGTCCAGGCACATGATCCTCGGCCCGATATTCTGGTGCTCGATCCCCGCCGTATAGCTCGGCTCGTATTCATTCAGGAAGATCCCCCGGATGATACGGGCCGAGCCGCCGGACGGAGTGAACTCAAAATCCTCGCCCTCGCGGGAGAGATATATCTGCGGCCGTTCCCGCATTACTTCGGCTCCGCCGCCTTCGATTCGGGCTTCGCCTTCACGATCGGGACGTGCTTGGCCGGGCCCTTCGACTCGGTCGCCTTCTTAAGCCCGATCACGTACTTCCCCTCGCTCGCGGGGACCTCGACCACCGATCCCACGCCGCACTCTTTACCAGCCACGATGCACTGCTTCGTGACCTGGATGAACATCAGCTTCTCAGCCATACCGCCTCCGCGCTGCTGTGATGTGGAAGAATCCGGGGCCCTCTCGACGAGAGCCCCGGTGTTTTGGGTCGTGAGCGGCACGCGTCGGTCAGGACATCGTGCTCGAATACGAGAACGCGCCGCCGTGACGGACGCCGATGTCGACCGCCTGGCGCCCGACGATGCGGATCAGGCCTTCCACGTCCTTGATGAACGGGTTGACCTGGAGCTCGAGGCTCCCCCACTCCCCGACCAGGACCTGGCTGAAGTCGCCGAAGAACATGGCGCCGGCCGTGATCTGGTTCGAGGAGAAGCACGGGAACGTGTTCAGACGGCCGTCCCGGTCCATCAGGAACTCGGGGTATCCCGAGACCTTCGGGCGGGTCTTCAGGAGCCCGCGCGTGGTCGGATCGGTGACGTAGGCCAGGCTGCCGTTCAGGGCATTCCCGACCTCGACGTCCGTCTCGAACTCGACGATGGCATCCCAGCCGAAGCCGGCACCCGCCACGGAACCGACACCGCTCGTCCCGGCGATACCCGTCGGTTGCGTTCCGCCCGAACCGTGGAACCCGGCCAGGTCGATCGCGATCGCGAGCACGCGCGCGATGTCGTCCTGGATCAGGCCTTCAATCCCCGGCGTGGCCTGGAGGAGCAACTTGTGGCTGATCTCCGTGTAGGCCGAGACCTCGTTCGGGCTCATCGTGACCTGGTCGTAGGTCTGCGCGGATTCCGACGTGTTGCCCGTGGCCTCCGTCTCCCAGACCGCCGTGCCGGCACCGCTCTGCCGCGGGATCGCGATGTTGCCCACGAGCCCGGTCAGCTGGCGCGCGCCGAGATTGTAGAGCAGCATCTTGTTCCGCAGGAGCTCGATGAAGCTCCCGGCGAGCAGGTTCGTCCCGACCAGGTTCCCGCCGGCCGTGGCCGAGCCCACCGTCAGATCGCGACGGAGGAACTGGCGGTAGTCCGGGTGGGCACGGTAGTCGTCCACGCTCTTGCTCAGGACATCGTAGGGAACCCTGAGACCCTTCGAGGTCGACCCGAGCTTCTTGTTCACGGCTTCCGAGCAGTCGATCTCGAAGCTCGCATCCACGAGCCCCCGGAGCCCCGGATAGGCCATCCCGGCGAGGTGCAGGAGGGCCTTGCGGAATGAGTAGGCCCGGACCTCCTTGTCGGTCATCCCGATCTCGGGCGCGTCGATCGGCTTCGAATCCGTCAGCCGGTCCGCGCACTGGCCCTTGAAATACTCCGCGGTCCAGCCCTTCTGCCGCGCCTCGTCCCGCAGTTCGTCGATCTTCGGGATCCTGCCGGCGAACCGGGCGGCGATCGCCTCGATCGCGTCACGCCGTTCCCCCTCGGCCCGCACCGCGGCCTCCTTGATCCGGCTGATTTCCTCCTGCGACAGAGCGGCAGGAGCGGGCACTTCCTTTTTCTCTTCAGGCATCTTGTTGCCTCCCCTGTTGGGATTGTCTGTGGGTACGTGATTGCGTCCAACCCCCACCGTGTTGTCCGCAGGAATTGTCACCATGCTGATCTCGATCGGCTCCCAGTCCGTGCAGCGATAGAACGAGAGATCCCCCTCCTTCTTCTCGAGCTGCATCGCATGGACGATATAGCCGACACTTACCTTCGTCAGGATCCCGTCGAGGACGTCCTGGAAGCGCATCTCGGCGTCGTCGCACTTCGAGAATCGCGCGACCGCTCTCCCCACGCGGTCGGAGTCGATCCGCGCGGATTCCACGACACCGAGATGATTGTCCACATCGTGGTTGAAGAGCACCGGGGCGCCGTCCATCATCCGCCCCAGACGCACCGACTCCGGACTGTGATCGAGGATCTCCATCCCCCACCAGCGCTCGACCGGGGCTTCGCTCGAGAAGGCGAGCTCGACGGTGCGCGCCTCCTGGTTCACCGAGGCCCGGTCAAGCCGGAAGGTCCGATGCTGGACCTTCCCGATGATGTCTTCCCTTTTCTCGATGTCCATGGGACCCCCGTTATGGACGGAAGTAGAATCGTTGGGTGTAGGTCCCCACGACAGCGGTCCCGGTCGCTCGCTGCGCATTGCGGACTCGGAGCCACCCATAGCACTTGTCGATCAGATCGGAGTCGCCGTCCTTGATTGAATGCACCGTGACCTTCGCCGTCGTGTTCGTGGACTTCACGGAATCCGTCAGGATCACGGTCCAGGTCGTGAGGTCGTCCGAATAGTCGACGTAAGTGTCACAGGCCATCGTATCCTCGGTGAACGTCACCAGGTCCAGGCTCCTCGCTCCGGCGAGCCGGTAGGAGGAGGACGTGTCCTTCTGGGACGTGGTGTAACTCTTCGAGGAGAACGTGGTCTGCCGGTCCAGGGTCACCTGCGCCGATGCGCAGGACCCCACCAGCAAGAGAGCGAGAAGAAGCGCGAGCGTGCGCATGGGACCTCCTGGTTGATGGTTATTCATGGATGAGGGCTTTGAGCTGTGCCGGCGTCGCCTGGCCATTCGTCGGCTGCGAGGCTTTCGGCGGTTCATTGATGGTGAGCCTGAGGCCGAGGGATTCGGCCAGATCCTTTTCGCGCGCGCGTTCCTGCAGGACCTCCATGAGGTCATACCCGCCCTCGGCCAGCCAGCGGGTGAGCGTGGAACCACCCGCCTGGATTTCCTTGGTCTTCGCGTCGATATCCTTGTCGGGATCCACATATCCCCACCGGCGTCCGGAGAACGCAGGTTTGTTGTACTTGTCGAACTTCTCCGCGGGGAGCTTGATCGCGCTTTTCAGGAGTGCCATCTCGAGCCAGTCAGCGAAGACCTTCTCCATGAAAACCTCGATCATCCACTCCTGGATCTCCTTGTAGTTCTCCCGCTCCTCCGCGATCCCGGCCCGGATCGACGAATAGTTCACATCAGAGAGATCTCCGGAGAGGCTCGGAGCGGCCACCGAAAGCCCGGAGGCGATCGCGCGCAGCGCACTCCGCACGAATCCTTCGTGCTGGGTGTTGGGGAACTCAGGCGTGTAGCCCTGGAACTTCACTCCGGGAGGCAGCTGGACGATGCGACCGGGATCGGCATCCTCGATCACGTTGCCGTCGCTGTCCTTGTCGTCGCCTTCGTATTCCTCCCCCTGGCCCTCCTCGCTGTAGAGGAACCCCATCTTCGCAGCGCTCGCCCGGGAATTCACCAGGGCCGCCTCTTCATAGCCGGAGAGCATCTTCAAACGAAGCATGGACGCCGCGAACCAGGGGACGCCGCGCGACTGGTAGGCGCGCTCCTTGTCGAACCCGAAATAGAGATCCTCGGCCGGCACCCGTTCCCAGTCCGTGGTCTGGCTGCTCACCGCATAGAGATCGAGGTAAGGGTCGCGTTTGGAGATCCAGTAGGCGACCGGACGCCGCCAGACATCGAACTCGATCCCCATCCGGATGATGTTGCCGTTGGGCAGGCGCTCGTTCTTCTTCTCGTCCAGCCAGTCGGGTTCCAGGACCTGCAAGAGAAATCCATACTTCGCACCCTTGCGGCGGATCTTCCTCACGATGAACTCGCCGTCCCGTGCCGCGTGCTGCATGACCAGGTGCTGGATGCCCCGGAAGGTCAGGTCGCCGGTGACCGAGCAGTCCTTGCCCCAGTCATCCCAGGCCTCTTCGATCATCCGGTTCGCCATATCGTCGAGCTTCTTGAACCAGCGGCCGTTCTCGTCCTTCGCCCAGTCAAAGGACCGGACCTGGAGCCCGAATCCCTTCGGTCCCGGGACGTTGAGCCGGAGGAGCTTGATGTAGCGTCGACCGTGATCGGTGTTCTGGGTGAGATCGCGCGCGCGGGTCCGGAGGATGGCCAAGCCGGCCAGGATGTCGCGATCGGCACTGTAGCCGCTCGAGGGCCAATCGTTTGTCAGGCGGGACACCTGGGCGGCCGCGTAGGCCCGCATCACCGCCTGCCGACGATATTCGTTGGCGATCCGCCGGGGGATGAGATCGAGCCGGTTGGCTATGCGTTCCAGAAGCGTCATCACGTGAACCTCGTCAGGATCTTTCCACCGCCGCCGAGCCCCTGCTTGATCCGTTCCGCCTTCTCCTCGCGCTTCACTTCCCACTGAGCCTTGCTCCGCAGGTGCAGAAGCTCCTCAAGCCGCCAGACCTGCCGGCGTCCCGCGATCTCGTACTCCGCATACGGGTCCTTTGACCAGTCGCTGAGCGCCTTCTCGATCTGGTCCAGCCATACCCGGGCAGTCGACCGGGCTTCATAGCCAGCGGCGGTCGTTGCGAGGTTCTGACGGACGGTGATCGTGCCTTCGAAAACCGTATAGCGTTCGGTACTCTTCGTGACGTAGGCCTGGAAAGAGTAGACCCCGGGGAGGAGCTGGGCGGTCTGTGCTGCCGTGAGTGTGAGTGTCCAGCCGGTCCCCTGGGTATTGGCGACTCCACTGGCCGTGAGGACGGTCTGGCCGGCGAACCGGTAATCGAGGGACCAGGACGCGGGGAGATATTCGACGTTGCCATCCACTCCGAGGGCGGGCCCGGAGAAGGCATCATTCCAGGAGACGGTGTCGCCAGCGCGAATGCTTGACGGAGGACCCATGGACTCCCGTAAAAGAAAAAGCCCCAATCCTGCCCTAGCTAGGATTGGGGCTTGAGATCTCCCTGGCCGACACATCGGGCCCGGGAGGGTAACGCGTGAACGCGTCACCGTTTGATCGTCTGCAGGTGGCCTACCTGCACGAGTGCGAATCTACAATATCGACACGCTCATGGCAACGTCGATTTGTCGACGATTTACAAACGTATGGTCCAGTTGGACTTACGGTGGTGGACTTTCTTGCGTGCGGGGGCTCCATCGACGATGGTCGTCACCTTCATGCTCTCCTCCGCTTCAACGCTCTCCACGCTGGCAAGGATGAGGTTCACGAGATCGTTGACCGACCGGTTCTTCTCGTGAGACCAGCGGAGGAGCTTCTCCATGTTGTCGCGGTTGAGGGTGACGTGCATACCTCAATATCTCCACGATTGCACGAATGACTCCCGCCCCTTGCGTTTCGCCGTGCGGACTTCCTTCTTCGTCGCGGGCTCGCCATCGACGATCGGCGGGGGCTCGGGATCCTTCTGGATCTTGGCCGCCTGGCGTTCAATCCCCTCGGCGAGCTTCTCCATGTTCGCATTCAGGAGCGAGATCGCCGCCAGATTGAGCACCTCGCAGTCGAGCATCTCATTCCGCCGGCGGTCTTTTAGCACCCACTGCTGTGTCGGGAAGCCCTTCACATATTTCGTGACCAGCTTCTCCGCAGTGAGCTGGAGAAAATACTCTTCATCGCACGCCTGGTTGAAGTGCATACACCCGGGCCCGGGGTGCTCGATCAGGAGCCGGTCCATGATGAGCTGTTTCGCACCATCGACTCCGAGGGGGATCACGACGGCGCGCTGGCGATTGTTCCTCGAGGGTTTCCCGATGAGCGGCCGCCCGCGTCCCGCGTATCCCTTTGTGGCGAAATACCGGCGGCCACGTCTCGGCCCGGTATAGTCATATACCTCCTGGGTATAATGTCCGCCGCTATCGAAGCACGCTGCGGCGATCTTCATCGTGAGTCCTGATTCGTGTTGCCACTCCTTCTGCAGAAAGTCATCGAGGAGCTTCCAGGTCGACTTGTCCGACGGCCGACCATAGAACACCTGCTTCTCGATGAACCAGGATTCGAGGCCGATTCCCCACCCCTTCACCTTCACTTCCAGGCGGTCGTCCTGGTGGTCGATCCCGGCTGTGAGGACCAGGGCCTTCGCCGGAACATCCACATAATCCTCTCGCCGCGCTGCGATCTTCCCGACGTCCACCGAGAACGACTCCTCTTCCTGAAAGACTTCGCCGAGCGTCGTGTTGACCCATACCCGGAGAGCCTCGCGCCGCTGCTTCGCTTTGAGGAAGCTCTCTACCACGCTCTTCCAGGTCGACCAGGGAGAGTAGAGCTCATTGATATGGAAGCCGGCGTGGGTCCGGATCTCCGGGTGCTCGGCGATCCACCGGCCGGAGCGGATCATCCTGAGCTTGTCGAGCTCCGAAAGCTCAGCCTTGCAGGATTCGCACTCGTACCAGACGCGGAGGTTCTGGCTATGATCGAACTTGATCCGGGCCCATCGGAGGACCTGCTCCGTACCACACCGGGGACAGGGAACGTGATACCGCCGCATGTCGGAAGCCAGGTATTCATATTCGATCCGGGAGATACCCTGGACGGTGGGTGTGGAAAACGAGATCAGTTTCCTGTTCCAGAAGTTTGCCGCGCGTTTGCCGGCGAGCTCCGATGGATCACCCTCAGATCCTGCGGATGCCGGATAGCGGTCGACCTCGTCTCTGAGCACGATCCTCACCGGCCGGGATGCCAGGGACGACGGGGAGTTCGCACCCGCGATCGTGAGATGACCACCAGGGAAGACTTTATGGAGGATGGTGTTTGATGCGTCCTTCGTCCGCGGCTCCTGGACTTTCCCGTGGAGGCAGGGGGTATCCCTGAGCATGGGCGCGACGCGGTCCTTCGAGAATGCCAGGCCGATCTCGAGCGTGGGATCTACCACGAGCATCGGGCTCGGATCGTGGGTGATATAGTAGCCGATCACGTTGAGGATGATCTCCGTCTTTCCCACCTGGCTTGAGGATTGGACGGAGATCTCTCGGACAATCGGATCCGAGATCGCGTCCATGATCCCCCGCTGATACTCAGCCCGATCGGTCTGCCACTTTCCGGGCTCGGCGCTTGCTTCGGGGCTTAGGTACCTTTCTTTGTCGGCCCACTGGCTCACGGTCAGTTTCGGCGGAGGTGTGGCTGTCCTGAATGCCTGCCTGAGCAATCTCTCGAATGGCACCGAGATCTGAGGCGATACGGGAGAGCTCCCCGAGGGCATCGCTGACGTCCGCATCTAGGATCCCTTTGACCTGGTTGACGTCCTCAGCTCCGAAGACCCGTGGCGCGCTCTTCGTGGGTATCGCGAGCATCCTGTTGCGGAATGCTGATACGGCACGCTCGAGGACCTTCTCGACCTGGCCGACGTCGACGATCTCCCCCCGCAGCTTCGCAAGTTCAATCTCCTTGATCTCGCGCTGGGTGCGTTTGAGCAGTGCATCCTCGAGATCCCGGTTGGCGAGATCATCGGGGCTCTCTTGCCTCGCCGTTTCGAGCTCGAGCGCCTGGCGATCGTACCGCCATTTCCAGCATGCCCCGAGGTTCCACGTCCCCCTGGACAGCTTCGGCATGCCCTCGTGCCAGTAGTTGATGATTTGCTGGGGAGTGACGCCGAAGGAGGACGCCAGTTCTGTCGTATTGACCTCATGCTCTGCCATTCAGTCATTCAAATTCAAATACCATAGCAAACCATAGAGTCTAAGAGGATTTCGCGCTCGAGGCGAACCCTCATTGGAAGCCGCGGAAAGGACCCATAAACGCATTGAATGACGATTGGATTAGAATGATCATCTCAGATCTCCTGCCGCCTTGCGCTCGGCGTAGGTCCTGCCACCCAGGGCGCCGCCTGTCTTCCATCCCTTGGCTGCTGAGGATGGCACGAGCCCAGACAGCTCAACCTTGAGTTGATGGTCCATTTCCTTGAGGAACTGTTCATCGATACGCTCTGCCACCTGCTTCTCAACGGCCTTTGAACCAGCCATATCAGAGGCAGAGATCGTCAGCATCTCCTTGATGTTATGCCGTCCTGCTCCAAGACGATGGTAGACTATCGCACGTCCACGATCTGCCCCTGACTTCCCACGACCCCAGACAAAGAACGCCTTGGCCGTCTTCCGATCGCCCCGCTTGATCGCGAACGACACCATCCTGTTCCCCTTGAGTTTGCGCGCACCGAACATGCCAACGCCCAGGCGCGCACCCCGAACGATCACCGCTGCAATAAGGCTCGTCTTTGTGGACTTCTTGACCTCGATTCCCTTGTCGAGATCCTGTTTCTTGATGTTGAACTCTTCACGTACCGCTGAGCTGATGGCTGTGCGCGCCGATGCGGCTGTCCGGTTCAGCGCCCGGGACACGGCTGCAGGATGCTCCCGTGCCAGCTCCAGTAGGCCGAGTTTGTTCTCATACCGGAAATCAATCAGCTTTTCCATTATTTCCCCCTTGAGTATTCAGCCACCGCCCGGAACAGCTCCCAGATTTCCATGTAATCCAGAGTGCGGAACTTCTCGAGCTTACGCCGGAGGAATAGCAGCCGCTCGGTCGGCATCGGTGGGTGTGGATCACGGATCCACAATAGCACGGCCCAGAGCGTGAAAAGGACGTTGATGACGAGCGATATGTAGAGCGCTATTGCCATTTCATCTCCTTGCGAGGTGGTCCGCCTTGACGAGGATCTCTTTCACGCGCCATCTGGGCTCTTCTGTCCGGCGATCTTCTTGATCGATCGAAGGATCATTTCATCATCTTCTCTGCTCAATGCGCCACAGTTTTTGCCACCCATCCGTAAAGCAAAAGGCATCCGTACACGAGCACACATAGCCCGACGAGTAAGACCAGCCCCTTGCAGATCACTTTGTCAGCGTCCATCGTGCCATCTCCCCTCTGCCATCAATGCCGCGGCCTCGAGCACTTGTCTATGCGTCGATCCATGGCATCTGATCTTCGAATCGCCGCGGCAAGCCGTAAGCGAGATCAGACCAGCGCTCTCGATCCAGAGACATTCCCAATATCCCTTTGCTGCCAGACGATCGTAGAAATGGCTGCATTCTTGATCACGCACAGATCCCGCGACGTCCATCAGGCTATCTCTCCGGATGTCGGTTGTTCGGGCGAACGATACTTCTCACGTATTCGACCACATAAACGGCATTTGTATTGCCGCGTGGCTTTGCTGACCGTCTTGAATCTGGGTCGGCCACAGCAATCACCGAACGTATATTTTCTCCATTTCTTCTTGCTTCGCTTCATGGCTCACTCCTTTAGCAATTTTGGGGCTTCCTCTTACCGATCGTTCGCTGCGAGCGATTCCCGGACGGCTGTAATTTCAGCATCCTATTCATTCGTTCGCGGTCACCTGCTGTGAGTACGACCGACTTCTCTT